AGCAGCACGCAAAGGACTGATTTTGACAAACCATACATATAAACAAATTTAAAGCCAATCTATAATAATTATAGCCTTATATAAGCATGGCATATAACCCAGCTGAAATAGTTACAGGGTATATCCCTGCAACAGAGAGAAGTCGAGACCCGGCTTTACAGCAGAATTTTTATGATGAAGCTAGGAGATTACCATGGACAAACATTTACCAGAAGATAATCATAGACAATATTGTACATCGTGGGGATCCATATCTTTCACCAGAGGAAGCAGTACAATCATTCTTATCTGTYAGGGAAGCAAGACATGATTTATGGCATACGTTTATAATTGAAAATGCTGACCCTGATAGATGGACTGATCTAACTAGGATAACTAAGGTTGAACAATTTGTTCATGAGGTATTACAAGAAGACCCTGGATCTAGCAATATTCCTATTGGCATTGTAAATAAAACTCCTGACTTGTTATATAAGCAAAGAGGTAGTAATGTTGTTTTTTTAGGAGATGTAACTGTTACAAACTCAGTTGATATGGCTAGAGCAAGAAAATATGAAAAGTATAAGGAAGTTGAAAGTTATTTGATGTCATTAGAATACAACGTTAAACATGTTGATTTTATTCTAAGCAGAGATGGTTACAACCTTTATGGAGAACTTAATAACCTATCACTACATGGTCTAATAAGTAATGAAGCTGATGCTTCTATACCTAGAAGGTTTCTTGAAGTTGCAAACAACATAATGGATGAGATTAGAACTAAGTGCACTGACCCAATCCTTTATGATGAGGTGTTGGCTGCAAATGATAAAAACCTAGAGCATAAGAATGCATATGAGATACCTGATTTTATTACTGACATTGAGCTTGAAGATTATACACCTCAAAATACTGAGCATGAACTTATGATACAATTAAAGAATAGAACAAATGAGGTTAATTTAGATGAATATTTTGATACTGATGTAATGTCATCGATAAGAGCATTTGACTCTATAGTTGAAAACAACAAACAGAATGTTAACAAAATATTGCCAAAGTCTACAATCAAAGTAGTTGACAATTCTCATCTTTATGAAGAGAAGAATAATCATGATCTTATAAAAGATTATATTGAAGATATAATGACAAATGATCCTTCTGACATAAGAAATTATATACTAGATATGATGCCAAGACGAAATCAATTAAAATTGATGAAGAAAATATATGATTCTAAGATTAAACCACCTGAAATAAAAGAGGACCTCAATTGTGAGTATAAGGTTGCAGGAGTAGGTGGAGGTTTTCAATATACCAGACACAAGACTGGAGAATCACCACAAACAATCAACATGGAATACCAGCTTTTAAAAGGTAAGAAGATAAAAAATTCAAAAAATGCACCTGAATGTATAGACATGGACAAATTGAATATGTTCTATGATGACATGGTTATGACATTCAACTATTATGGGAAACTGTCTAGTAAAAAGTCCTTCCTAGATGATTCATGGGATGCAAGTACAGTTATGGAGAAAGCCAACACAAAATATGAAAAAGAAGTTTACGATTATGTTAGAAACACATGCGGTGCACAGCTGTGTCATAGCATGGGCCAACTCTATAATAGAATAACACATATGTCATGTTATCAGGGGAGATTTGATAACATATTTGTTCCACCTAATGGTTCATTTATAACAATAATGCCTAAGGCACACACAATAGCAACATCAAGGAAATGTGAGATGCCTTTTGTGTTTATAACTAGAAGTCCTATAAACCAACCTTTATATCATATTGAATATGAACATATGATAAGCACTGAGAACTATATATATTACATTGGTCAATTGTGTAGACTTAATGTAAACAAAATTGCATGTTGGGCAGATTCTGGGTACAAGCTGATAACATCAGCTAGTTATATATTGTCATATGCACCAAAACTATATGAGGTGAAAGAGCAGGTTGTCGGAATGCTGACAATGTTATCACTAGATGTACATCAAAAAACATCAGAGTACTTAGACTTATTGAAGTACATATCATTCATGCCATTTGCTGATTTACATAGACTTCCTAAATTAATTGAGAGCAAATGTGATTTGTTAATGAAAACCAAGTTTGATGCATTTCATTTACTTAGGCTGAAAGATTATATAATAAAATTGTCAGATATTGATTCATTAGATGCTAGAAAGCCAGTTATAACCACATTCAATGCAACTGTTATGAAAGAATCATTAGGAATAAAGATGTCATTGCCTAGCTTTTTTAATACAAGTATAAGACATGAAAGACCAGAACAGTTCATAGAGGAAATATCTATAATATACTGTAGCCGACCAAAACATCTATATGGAAATCAATTTATGGATACTGCAATGACTAATTTAGCTGTGTGGAACAATGAATATATGGAAGAGGTTGAAATGTATGGTGGATGGGCAACTAATGGAGTGGGGGAAGGAGATTTCCCATTTAACGCAAAATATTGCTATTCTTCAGATGCCATATATTATGCAGAGAGATGCATAAATAAGGAATATCCTATAGATTCAAATAAAGTAAACAGATCAATGTACAAATCAACATATGGGAAATTTATGCATAATAATTGCAGTCTTAGAGGATGTGTTAAAGACATTGACAGAAGATCAGGACCTATGGACATACATACAACATCTATTGATGAATGCCTCCAATATTACAAGAGTAAAGGCTATGATGACAAGCAATGTAGAGCTAGTGCAGTAGCAATAGAATTTATAAAAAGTGACAGAAGGATGCAATTTTCTATGTCAGCGAAAGACCAAAGAGGTAGTGGTAGACCAATTGCAACGCCTGATCTAGGGACCAAGGCAGCATTAATGATGATAGAAAAACCGGAAGCAGCAAAGGGGGCCTTTGTAGGTAACAATATAATAGTTGCAGGGAAGGAAAAACTGAGAGAACAACATGAAACATATACAAGTGCTCTATCTGTAGGAATAAGGGAAGGCCTTCTATATGTCTATCAGTTAACAGAAGATCAGTCGAAGTACTCAGAGAATGATAACCCTAGAAAATATGAAACATATATTAGAGTGAATAAATCACTTGATAGAAACACCAAACTGATTCAAATAGCTGCATTAAGAAAGCTTTATGATAGAGACCATTTAATGCATGAGTTACCAACCAATGTGGAGAATGACCCATTGCTCTATAGGTATGTTGTTAGAGATGAGAAGAGCTTAGGTATAAGAGCAATAATCGGATGGCCACAAGGAATGTTAAATGACATATCCACAAGTGTACATAGTGCATGTGATTTATGGATATATAGACTATATAAAATGGCTTATCCAAATGATGATATATATGCAAAAGGTCTAGTTCATTCAGATGACTCTTGGGTTGTAGTTCTATGTAATGATGTAAATGTATTTAAGAGGTTTGCATATTTTAGGAAAGAGGGTAAAAAGATGTTTGCACTTAAATTGAATGAAAAGAAACTCTGGGGTAGCAAATATATGGGAGAACTTGTATCTAATTATAATCTTAATGGTGCAGTACATCTATCCACTGCAAAAGTAATAAGTAATGGGGTTGGGGGCCTAACTTTTCAAAACTGGCCTATGGATGTGTCCAATCAGATATCAACAATGCAACAAGCACTTAAATCAGGGGCAAGCCTAGGGACTATAACACTACTATCAACGGTTCTAAGACAGCAAATGACCAACACTTACAATATAACTGGATTTCAAAAGGAAAATCTTCATAAAATACCCATGGATATAGGAGGATATCCTGACAACTCACCATATGAACTAGCAATAACAGGATCCCATTGCCATTACCTTAAGTTACTTGACAATTACAAGAGAAATGAGAATAGTGAATGTCATAAGATAGTAAAGTCAGCATTAGGTATAGCATGGCAAATGAACAGAGAACAGTGGCCTGGAGGTGATTTTACAGAGGATGAGATATTAGGAAATGACTATGAAAATGTCACAGTCCCCAGCAAAGGTGATATATTTTCATCCATAAAGCATATAATGCCCAGGTCAACAAAAATATCGAAAACACTTAAAACAATCGAAGAGCTTAGAGAAAAATTCGAACCAACTGGATTGTCAATGGTAATAACTGACCCATCCACTTTAGCAGAAGCATTAGGTGATCTAGCTGATAGGACCAAAGGGAAAATGTATGAATTAGCAAGTGAAAAATTTACTCAGAACATGAGGAGACTTGCAATTAGCCAAGCATTGCAAGCAAGGGGTAAGGTTGTTAGAATAGGGAAAGGCCCAGCATTGACATTCAATGAATTATATGAATATTTACTAAATGTGAAGTTGGGTGAAAATATACCAACATCGATAATTGAGACAGCATTTAGCTCTGATGATGAGTTAGTGCTGTGTGCCAGAAACACAGTTTACCAGTCAGAAATAGTTCCTATAGAAGAAAAAAGGACTAGAGTGATAAATTATATGCCTGAGATAACAAACAAATTTTACACCATATCAGATTTTAAGGATGTTCTTTTATACATTGTAGACAAAGAAAAGGGAACTAAATATTATCATAAGTATGGGAGAAAGAACACATCAATATCTACACTTAGCACAGATGCAAATATGATAGAATCTAGGTTTGGCAATCTCTTTAGGTTTAATGGAATTGAAAGAACAGCAAATTGCCTAATGCAAATGAAGTTGAATGCTAACAAGTCTAGAGACTTTGTTCAGCCAAGAACTGATAATAAAGACCTCCCAACTTTTGTAGAATCACTATATGGAAACATTCTGTCGAAAGACAGAATACACAGAGTGCATGCAAACAGGTCGACTAGAGATATCAGAAATGTTAATGCCGACAGGATACAATCAATTTATTGTTGTGAAGTAATAAATAGCCTATACCAAGGAAACTTTCAGCTAAGTAAGATAGAAGATGCCAGTGTTGCTGATGCAATCAATGATATAGATTACTCGCTTTTGTCCAGAAATGATTTCCTCAAACTAGGTGTAATGCAATATTTAGTATGCAAAAATAGGGAACATCTTGATAGATATATGGAAACTGAAACATTCAGGGTTAACTGGTTACAATCTCAGAATTTCTCTAGATCTGGATACTATGGAAATTTTGATGCTGAGTTCAAATCAGATGATATAGACGGCCGAATAACTTCCAGTCAAGGTAACATAACTATGAGAGTGAATACTATTAGAGTAAATAAGATTTTGGCAGCAATGAGGAAATTCACACTAAGTGGATTCTCTAAAGATTACTATCACTTTGATGGTGCATGGGGAACAAAAGATTTATGGAATTATGACAAACATCTTCAAGAGTTTGAAGATCAACATAATAGAAATTCTAGATGGAAAAACAGAGACGGGACTTCGACCCTTTATCTTTGCTATAATGGCCCTTTCTCAACAACAATATCACAGGTACCGAATGGTAAGTTCATCAAGATAATATATGATACTACAATAAGATATAGCCTGAACATAACATATACTAGGCCTGATTTTTATGAGTTTACTACATCACTACGAGTGATATCTAACTGTTACAAAGGTTTAGTAGACAATGAGGTCAAGAAAAGGGATGGTAAAACTGGTAAATACACTACGTGCAGAGAGAGAGAAAGGGTTAAGAAATTCAGATCAGCAAATATTTACCAAAACTTCTCTATACCTATGAGAAGCAAAATGTTATTATTACCAGGGCATATAGGAAATATTAGCAATAATAGCTTGTTGCAGACTGGGATCATGGAAGATGTGATGTTAGGAAGGCCAATAGATGCATCAAAGTCTGTAATAAAAGAAGTTCTAATAAGTTCCACTGGTGAGCATCCAACAGGGGCCTTCTTCAATTGCTTCATAAATCTTTTTTCAAAGATACATAGAACACCTGATATAATACCAATAGATGAAGTCAGAGAGGAAGTTGTAACATTCGATATGGAAGCAGCTTCAGGTGTTGAAGTTGCTGACGGATTTATGACTACTAATATTGAATCATTAGAAAATTATGACATGAGTTATTTATCTGAAATAGTAGTTGGACAGAAGAAATTGTGTATCATACAGAATATAGAAAGGACACTATGCAAATATTATTCTGGAATGTCATCTGAAAGCTCTAAGAATTTGTTCATATATAAGGTTTTAACTAGTCCAAAAATGAAAAATATGATGAGTAATATAGATGAAGATCTGGTCAGGGAACTAATAGATGTATTCAGAGATCTAGGGTTATCAGGTGAAATTGATTATGATCTACATGCCTTCATATATGGAAACGAGTTAGATTTGGCAAGTACATGGAGGAATGTTAATAGATCAGTCCTAAACCAATCTGAACATGGTATTAGAAATCCAACTGTAGAAAAATTAGTTGAAAGTTTTAATAGGGCAGTAGATTCAGTGCTTTTAGAAAATGAGGAATACACACCGGTAAGGGAGCTCATAGACGATATTGAGTAAAATCATAACTTAAGCTAAAATGGCTATATATATATTAATTATAGAATATATATATAATAGAATAATTAATTAGTCAAATAAATTTAACTTAATGTTCCATCTCGAATCGATAATTTAATTGACTACTTTGAATTATTAACATCACATCAATTGCCTATTAATGAAGGGTTTTTTATCTATTTAAAATGTTAATTTTGTGTCCTTAGCATGCTGCT